GGCCCTTCCGGGCCACATCATTAGTCGTCCTCTGGTCGAGGGCGCAGGCAACTAAATGCCTTGCTGTCTAGTACCTTCGAAAGGAGGGCATAGACTCGTGTTCGACACGAAAGCAGCGGTGTTACGGCTCTGCGCGATCGGTCTTACGGCCAGTCAGGCGCGCGCCATTACAAGCGACGTCCAGAAATGGATTAGCTCGTCTGGCGAAGAATGGACAGTCGATCGCATCAAAGACTTGAAAAAGAATTTGTTGCGAAGGTACGCAGGGTTGAGCCCTAGCGTGGAGCACTCCTGGATTAAGCATCGCAGGAGGGGTCCGAAAGGGTCCTTCTCTCCGCTTTTCAGGTTTCCTAGGAAGCAATTCCGAAGAGCCTGGAATGCTGTGATGATTTATACCGGTTTGGTATACAACCATCCTAATCTTAGGATTACCGACCGGCAGTGGAGGAAGATGTGCTCAGCTGTTAAGCGTGAGCCTGTACCTGCTGAGATCATGGTTGATGGTCTCAGACTGGTCCATCGTTCCCCGCTCTCCCTCAGGATTGATATACCTGAGGAGGAAGGTTTACCACTTATGTGGTATAAGCCTTCCCCTAGTAGGAGAGCGCCCGTGGGCCAACGTACGGTGGCGGATGTGGAAGGGGTTATCAACTCCTTGTCATGTCTGTCCGCTCGTGCTACCTGGACGTCCCTGAATATGGACGTATTGCAAGGTACTCTCAAGGGTATCGAGCCTATTGAGCGCGATATCATTCAAGCAAACCTTGATGATGAGCGTAAGAGTGGATCGCCTCCCCTTGAGGAGGACTATCGCCCTTTGATGGGGGTGATAGCTCTGATTCAAGAGCCTGGGATGAAACTCAGGTTCGCAGCGAATCCGTACAGGGTGTACCAGATGGCTTTAAAACCTTTTGGTGCTGCTTTGTATAGTGCCTTGCGGCGTGTGCCGAACGATTTTACGTTCGACCAGGAAGCCGGGGTTGAAGCAATTCAAGCTTGGCTGCGTGACGGGTTACCGTCAATCTCCATGGATCTAACGAATGCTAGTGATAACATTCCATTGGATCTTCAATTGGAGATGTTGGCCCGTTATGGAGTGAGCACGCGGTGGCTCCAGTTCTACTCCGACTGCTGTCGGGGGGACTGGTATATCCAAAGGTCTCGTTCCGGTCCAGTCGAAATGATTCGATGGACGGTCGGGGCGCCACTAGGCCTGTATCCAGTGTTTGCCAGTTTTACTCTCTGGCATCACAATATGGTGCAAGCTTGCTTCTTCGATCTAGGGAAACCGAAAATCGGAGGACGCTGGCCATACGCCATCATTGGTGACGACTTGTGGCTCGGTGACGCAGAGGTTGCTGACCTCTACGTGCGTCGTATGTTGTCCCTAGGTGTCCCTGCGTCAACCTCAAAAGGGTTGGTGTCAGAGTCGACCGCCGACTTTGCAGGTCGGGTGATCACGCCTAACGACGTGGTTCAGGGAATCAAATGGAAGGGTCGGTGTACCGACGAATCCTTTTTGGATTTATGTCGGAACATCGGTCCCGGGGCCTTAATCTTTTTAAGGCCCCGCCAGCGGAGGGTGATCCAATATATCATGGATCTCCCAAGTCCTTATGGCTTGGGTTGGAACCCTCTTGGAATTCCGCTTGAAGAGCGCCTAACGCCACAGATCGAAAGATTGTGGTCACGCGACGAGCGTGTAAGGACGTTTGAGAGCGGTGCCGTATGGATCAATCGTCTTCTCTACAGTGCAGGGTGGCTTCACCTAGCACCGTATATCACACGTGATCTTACGGTTGCTCCTTTGGCCTCCGACCAGGAGGCCCTGATGTTATCCCAAATGGTGTTTCCTGGATGGGAATCCGGGCCCCACCTATGGGCTAACGTGGCAGAGGTGCTCTCCGAAGAGATGTTCCTCGAGCCACAGGGGCGTGCCTTGTACCGTCTTATGCTTCAGCGAGTCTCCTACTTGGAAACAAGAAAGGAAGCTCCAGCATTGGTACAGCTGGAACGCAAGATTCGCCGCGCGTTGGCGCATAGTCATTAGCAC